CGAGAACGCGCACGCGCTCAGGTTAGGACGAATTTTTAAGCCTGATGATGTTTCTTGGCATCTCTGGGTAAGTGAATCGGGGGTGTAGGCGATGCCCGGACCTCCGAAGACCCCGCTCGAAGAGCGCCGCCGCAAGGGCCGCTCGGCGGGACGGGACTCCGGAGGTCGCAAGCTCCCCGACGAGTCGAATGTCGTCCCCCTGCGCGGCATCGATGGCGACGCGATCCCGGCCCGCCCGGCGTCGCTCACCGAGGACGGCCCGGGCGCCGCTCGCTGGGACCGGATCTGGCGCGAGGCCCGGTGGCTCGCTCCGGCCACGGACATCGACGTGGTGACCCGGCTGTGCGAGGCCGAAGACCTGTACGCGGGCATCGGCAAGGCGCTCGCGGACGAGGGCTTCTACGTGACCGGGTCGCAGGGGCAGCTGCGGCCGAACCCGCTGCTGGCGCAGATGCGCGCGACGGCGGCCCAGATGCTCCAGCTGGAGAAGGAGATCGGGCTGACGCCGTCGTCCCGCGGGTCGCTCGGCGTCGGCGAGGTGAAGTCGGGTGACGAGATCAACCCGCTGACGGCGATCCTGCAGGCTGCGGCCCAGCGCGGGCAGCAGCGGCGGCCGGCCGGTGGGAAGTAACCCCTGGGCCACCGCGCGGCCCCGGTGGCTGACCGCGGTCTCCCCGGCCGAGATGCGGCGCGGCGACGGCGACCTGTACGCGGACATCATCGACGCGACGTGCCGGATCACGAAGGACTCGATCGCCGGACCGACCGGCCAGCTCCTGCGGATGCGGCCCTGGCAGCGGCAGCTCATGCGCCGGATCTTCGCCCGCCGGGCCGACGGGTACCTCAAGCACCGCACGGCGCTGGTCGGTATCCCGCGCAAGAACGGGAAGTCGGAGATCGGCGCCGGTCTCGCCGTCGGGAACCTGCTGCTCGGCCCGCAGGGCGGCGAGATCTACTCGTGCGCCGGCGACAAGGACCAGGCCTCCATCATCTTCAAGACCGCCAAGCGCATGGTCGAGATGGACCCCCATCTGTCCGGCGTCATCAAGGTCTACTCGAAGGTGCTGGAGGTCCCGGCCACCGGCACCACCTACCGGGTGGTGTCGGCCGAGGCCTACACCAAGGAGGGCCTGAACCCGTCCCTGGTGCTGTTCGACGAGCTGCACGTGCAGCCGAACCGCGAGCTGTGGAACGTCATGCAGCTGGCTCAGGGCGCCCGCCCGGAGCCGCTGATGGTGGCGATCACCACCGCGGGCGTGCGGACCGACCGCACCGGGACGGACTCGATCTGCTACGCGCTGTACAAGCACGGCGTCGAGGTCGCCAAGGGCAAGGTCGACGACCCCACGTTCTTCATGGCGTGGTGGGAGCCGGCCGCCGGCGTCGAGGCCCCGCACGACGACGTCCGCACCTGGCGCGAGTCCAACCCGGCGTTCGACGACCTGGTGGCCGCGGCCGACTTCGCCTCCACCGTGATCCGCACCGAGCAGAACGAGTTCCGGATCAAGCGCACCAACCAGTGGGTGGCCTCCGGCAAGGTGTGGCTGCCCCACGGCGCGTGGGACGGCTGCGAGGCCACCGACCGCTACCCCGGCGGGCCGCCCGACGGCACGGACGTCGTCGTCGGCTTGGACGGCTCCAAGACGGGCGACACGACCGCGCTGATCGGCGTGACCGTGGAGCCCACCCCCCACGTCTTCGTGCTGGGCATCTGGGAGCGAGACCCGTTCGACCCGGCCTGGCGGGTGCCGCGCGCCGAGGTGAAGAACACCCTGCGCGAGGCGAACCGCCGCTGGAACGTCCTGGAGATGCCGTGGGACGACTACCTCTGGCAGGACGCCTTCGCCGAGCTCCAGGAGGAGGGCCTGCCCGTCGAGGCCTACCCCCAGAGCCCCGAGCGCATGGGCAAGGCCACCCAGGGCTTCTACGAGCACGTCACGCTGCGCGCCCTGACCCACGACGGGCACACCGTCCTGGCGCGGCACGTCGCCGACTCCGTGCCCAAGCCGACCTCCCAGGGCTTCGCCCGCATCGTCAAGGAGACCCCCGACTCGCCCCGCCGGATCGACGGCGCGGTGACCACGGTCTTCACGCTCGACCGGGCCCTGTGGTGGCTGAACAACCCGCCCGACGACGGCCCGAACATCTGGTGAAAGGAGGCGCGGACCCATGCAGTACACCGTGCTGTTCCTCGTAGGCCTGACCCTGGTCGCCGCCGCCGTCGGCGTCCTGGCCGGCCCCTGGTGGGGCATCCTGCTGGCCGGCATCTTCCTGACCGCGCTCGGCGTGCTGGGCACCGCGTTCGAGATGGCCCCCGGCGGCCGCCCCACCACGAAGGCGCCCACCCGGTGAAGGCCCTCCAGGCGCTCGCGGGCATGGTGGCGCGCTCGATCGAGAACCCCGCCAACCCGGTGAGCTGGAGCAGCGCCTCGGCGTCGTCGTCGGACCTGTGGGGCACCGAGGGCTACACGGGCGACCCGATGCGGATCGGCGCCGCGCTGCGGTGCGTCGAGATCCTGTCGGCCGGTGTCGCGGGTTGCCCGATCCGAGTCACGAAGCGCGACGGCGCTCACACCGAAGTGCACATCCCGGCCCTGGAGCAGCGGGTCGACGGCGGCGTGACCACGCCGTTCGAGACGTGGGAGACCGCCGTCGCGCACGCCGCGACGCGCGGGAACGCCTACATCCGCAAGATCCGCACCAGCGACGGGCGCCTGACCAGCCTGCTGCCGATCCACCCAGACCGCGTCAAGACCACGGTCGAGGACGGCAGCGAGGTCGGGATGCCGTTCGTGAAGCGGTTCGACATCGACGGCGGCCGGGTCTCGCTGACCACCCGCGAGATCATGCACGTGCCCGGCCTGTCGATGGACGGCGTGACCGGCATCTCGCGGATCGAGAACCTGCGCCGGACGTTCGAGGGCGCCGCGGCGTCGGAGGACGTCGCCGCCCGGATGTTCGAGGACGGCCTGATGTCGTCCGGGTTCCTCTACACCGACGCCGCGCTCGACGAGGAGAAGGCCCAGATCCTGCGCGCCCGCTGGCGCGCCAAGACGGGCGCCTCCAACGCGGGCGACATCATGATCCTGGACAACGGGGCGAAGTTCGACCGGCTGACGCTGTCGCCGGCCGACGCGCAGTTCCTGGAGTCGCGCAAGTTCTCCACCACCGAGATCGCGCGGATCTTCGGCCTGCCGGGCTGGATCATCAACGACCAGGAGAAGTCCACGAGCTGGGGCTCCGGCATGGAGCAGCAGTTCATCGCGTTCGTGGTCTTCGCCCTCAAGGGCTACTTCCACCGCTTCGAGCAGCGCATCACGCGCGAGATCTGCGACCCGGCGACCGAGAAGGCCGAGTTCCAGGTCGAGGGCCTGCTGCGCGGCGACTCCACCGCCCGCGCCGCCTTCTACGCGTCGGGTATCCAGCACGGCTGGATGGTGCCGAACGAGCCGCGCGAGCTGGAAGACCTGCCCCCGGTGCCGTGGGGCAACGAGCCGTACCGCCCATACAACGAGTCCGCCGCGTCCCAGGGCGCGCCCGACCCCAGCACGACCGGAGGCAACGATGACGAGGACGATGACGACGCGTAGCGCCGTCCGCGCGGCGGGCACGTCCCAGGTCGTCGAGCAGCGCACCCGCTCGCTCGCCGGCGCCACGGGCATGCTGCAGCGCGCCGAGGACGGCGAGGGCCGCACCTTCACCGGGCACGCCGCCGTGTTCAACAGCCGCACCACCATCGGTGACCCGTTCCGGTGGGGCTGGTACGAGGAGATCGCCTCGACGGCGTTCGACAAGACGCTGGACGAGGGCGACGCCCGGTTCCTGATCGACCACAACAGCTCCCTCTTGCTGGCCCGCGTCTCGGCGGGCGACCTGCGCCTGTCCACCGACTCGGTGGGCCTGGCCGTGGACGCCGACCTGGACGAGGAGCTCTCCTACGTGCGCGACTTCGTCCGCAACCTGGAGAAGCGCCGGATCACCGGCATGAGCTTCGGGTTCTACGTCGTCCGCGACACGTGGAAGTCCGAGACCATCGAGGTCGAGCTCAAGGGCGAGACCGTCGAGATCGAGGTCGACGTCCGCGTGATCGAGGAGGTCCGCCTCCTGGAGGTCTCCGGGGTCACGTTCCCCGCCTACGAGGACACCGACGCCGGCGTGCGCGCCGCCGAGGCCGCCGAGATCCGCGCGGCCCGCGGCGTCCCGACCCGCAACCAGACTTCCCCGGCGCCCGCCGGGGACCGGCCCGCCGAGCAGGAGGCCACCCGGGGCACCGACCCCGCGCCGGCCCCTGCCGACGAGACCGAGCAGAACCCCGCGCCGGCAGACGCCACCCGGGGTTTCGAGTGGCAGCACGCGGACGCCCGCGCCGCTGCGCTCAAGGCCCGCTTCCGGCTCTGACCGGCAGCACCGAAACCCCCATCCCTCAGGCCCGCCACCGTGCGGGCCTTCGTCATGCCGGGAGGCAACCATGACCAGCGCACGTCTGCGCACCCTGCTCGAGGACCGCGCCACTGCGTGGTCGGCTGTGCAGGACATCCAGGCGCGCCGTGAGCGCGCCGGGTACGAGTCGACGGAGGAGGACGGCGAGACCTACACGCGCTCGCTGGCCGACGTCGAGCGGCTCTCCAACGAGATCGAGACCGAGGAGCGCGCCGAGCGCATGTCCGCGGTCATGAGCGCCCCGGCCCCCGGCCAGGGCGACACCAACCCGGCCGCCGAGGACCGCTCCGGCGACGAGGCGCGGTACGCCACCGCGTTCACCGCGTTCATGCGCGGCGGTCTGGAGGGTGTCGAGGCGCCGGAGGACCGCGCGCTCCTGCGCTCCCGGTTCAGCGTCGAGCAGCGTGCCGGCGCCGCCGGCACGCCGGGCGCCGGCGGCTACACCGTGCCGCCGGGGTTCCTCGCCCGGATGGTCGAGGTGCTCAAGGCGTACGGCGGCGTGCTCAGCCTGGCCGAGGTGCTCAACACCACCACCGGCAACCCGCTGCAGTACCCGACCAACGACGACACCGGCAACGAGGGTGCCATCGTCGGCGAGAACACCCAGGTCACCGAGCAGGACTTCACGTTCAACAACGTGGAGATCGGCGCGTACATGTACACCTCGAAGATCGTGCGCCTGTCGTTCCAGCTCCTGCAGGACTCGGCCTTCGACCTGGACGCCTGGGTGGCCCGCAAGTTCGGCGAGCGGATCGGCCGCGCCGCGGCGCGCCACTTCGCCGCCGGCACCGGCACCGGCCAGCCGCTCGGCATCAACACCGGCACGAACGTCCACGAGACCGGTGCCGCCACCACGGCGATCACCTACGACAACCTCGTGGACCTCGAGCACGCGATCGACCCGGCGTACCGCGCCAACGCGCAGTACCTCGTGCACGACGACGTGGTCAAGACCACGCGCAAGCTCAAGGACTCCCAGAACCGGCCCCTGTGGGTCCCGGCGATGGCCGGCGGCGTGCCCTCCACGATCAACGGCCGCCCCTACACCGTCGACAACTCGCTCCCGGCGCTCGCGGCGGGCAGCAAGTCGGCCGTGTTCGGCGACATCCGCGAGGCGTACATCGCCCGCGTGGTGGCCGGGGCGCAGACCCTGCGCCTGACCGAGCGGTACGCCGACTTCCTGCAGGTCGGCTTCCTGGGCTTCCAGCGACTGGACGGCACGATCCAGAACAACTC